TTTTTATCGGGAGATGTGTTGCCTTCGATACAAGTTACAGTTCCGTCTCCGTTGTCCTTAACCACGATTCCAACGTGACTAATGCGGTCAACGCCATCATTGGGAAAATCAAAGAAAACAATATCACCAGGTAGTGGCGTCGCTTCACTTACTTTCTCCCACTGCTTCTTCTTAATGAACGCAGTAGCGCCCGCCACTGTGCTGACCACATTAGGAATCTTAAGTCCCACTTCATTTGCACACCAATTCACGAATGAGCCACACCAAGGCAAGAAGTTTGCTCTGGTGTAAGCGCCATACTTTGTCTCGTTATCCTTCGGTCCCTCGATTACTCCGAGTTCACCCTTTGCAACTGCAATAAAATCTGCACGTTGTCCCATAGTTATTCACCCTTCTTTGCATCAACCTTGGCAAATGCCTCGTTGATTTCTTCTGATGTAAGACTTCCATCTGCTAGATAGAAGCGAGCAAGTGCTTCGATTACCTTCATAGCACCAAGTGCACCAGCAAGAACTCCTGCCTGCCACACTTCGATACCCACTAGGGAACCAGCACCAATTACTCCAAGCGATTCTGCTGCAATCACAGCAAGAATACGCATCATTACACTTTTCAATGTATCCATTATTCATCGTCCTTTAGGTTGCGTAAGTTAAGTGTGACTGTCCAGATGACTAGACAAATCACAATTGCATAACCAACAACAGTCTTGGCTGACCCTTCAAGGACTACCCAAGCGACGAACATTCCAAGGAGTGTCCATAGTTGATTGGCAATATCTGATAGCAGTTTCTTCATTATGGTTTTCTCCTGTACGCGGCTGTGGCTGCAGCACCTGCTGCTGCCTGGGTTGCAACGCCACCGGCGATGATGGCTGATATAACTACTTCTTCTGCCCGCTCACGAACTTCTGGGGGAAGGTCTGCACCAACACTGCCGATTGCGGCGAATGCTGCTGCTGGGTCTGTAAATAATTCTTGCAGCATTGCTGCTGGGTCTTGCAATAAAGCCACTGCAATTGCAACTTCTGCTGTTACTACTACACCGTTGTCCAGTTGAACTGGTGTGCTAGGTGGTAGACTTTCCAAGTTAACATCATTGATGCTTGGAGGTTCAGGTGCATTATCAAGCGGAAGTTCTGGCTCAGACTCTTCGACTGGCTCAGGAGAGGGCTCTGGCTCTGGTTCAGGTTGCTCTTCCTCGTCTGGAGGTAGAGGCGGTTCTTCTGCAACGGGAGGTGCAGGCGGTTCTTCGACAGGCGGTTGCTCTTCAACAACTGGTGGCTCTTCCACAGGTACCGGGGGTTCCTCTTCTGGAGCCGGAGGTTCCGGTGCAGGGTCAGGTATCGCAACTGGTTCTGGCTGAGGCTCAGGTTGAGGTGCTGGAGCCGGGAGCGCAGGTGTTGGTTCAGGCTCCACTGCCGGAGGCGGAGTAGGTACGCTAGGTGCCTGCTCATTAGGAACTGAAGGAGTCTCAGATGTTACAGTCGATGTATCTACTACTGTTGTTGTCTCTTGTACTGCTGTTGGTGTCTCAGAGGAAACAGTTTCAGTCTCAGTTGAAACAGGAGCAGTTGAAGTTTCGACAACAGGAGTCTGAGTTTCAACACTTGCGGGAGCAGTTTGTGACTCTACAGTCGGAGAAGGTTCGGGCGTCGGACTGGGACTTGCAGTAGGTGTTGGGGTTGGCTCAGGGGTTGGTGTTGGGCTTGGCGTTGGTTCTACTGATACGCCATTATAGTAACCACTAGAAGTATCGACAAGATTATCGCTTATATAGATAGTGAATCCTGGTGGCGCATATCCACCTTCACAAAATAGTCTAGGAATATACCCTCTATTAGCAAAGAACTGATTGTTATTATCCCAACCAATTTGATATGTCTGTTGAGTACCTTCTTGATTGGCACACGTCACATCAGCATATGCAGTTGCTGCACTTGCCTGGGGATTCCAAAAGAAAGATGTGCCTAGTAGTAAAAAGAATACTGCGTACTTACTTGCTCTTGTTCTCACAGAGTAAGAGATAGATTTGGTCAACGCGTTCTTCCAATCGGTTCACTTGGTCTTTCACGGAACCGCCCCCATTTGGTTTTAATTCGTACAAGTAATGCTTTACTAGCCATCTAACGAATGCAGCAAAGCCTGCAAGTATTGTCATTATTGCTACACATAATGCTGCATAATCTTGCGCTGTCATTTATACTGTCCTAATAGTTACTTGGATAACTCCACCGAAACCGCTGAAGCGTTTGTCAGGTGGTGTCATACGTGAGAATGAAATCTGTTCAATAACTGCCTGACGAGTTTCACCAGTAGTTAAGTCTTGCCAGGTAAGCACGTCACCTGATTCTTCAATTTCTTCTAGGGCTAGAATCTTCTCGAAGGCTTTGCCTTCATAGCCAATCATTGAGTTGTATCTATCTGTCTCTAAGTCGAAGCAGTAGATAGGGAACTGTAAAACTCTCTGGCGTGGTGTAGCAATAGTTGCCTTAGCCTGATAGCCCTTAAATACTGGACCAAGAGATGTGGTTGTTCCATCACGAAAGAGGATAAACTTGTAAGCAACATACTCTTGTGCTGTAGCAGGAGATGATGTACCTACCTCAATAGGTGGGACTGACGCATCATATGAGATGTGGTCGTATTCAACATTGTTCTTATCTACAGTTTCTAGTGTCATAGAACCGTAGGTAAAGTCACCGCGACCTAGCAGGCGCTTGAAGTTCTTAGGCTCAAGAGTTCCGTATCGGATGTTACCTGTGGTTATGTATCCTGTTGTACGTAGGGTTGAAGAGTCTTCAATGTAGATAGTTCCATCTGCTGTCCCATTGTTTGCTGTACAAAATACAAGCCTGTCGGTTACTGTTGGGTCATCGTTGCCGACGAATGCACAAGCAGTTGTCTTACGTCCGCTAACACCATCTTGATAGATGTCATTAGCGTAAGCAAAGCGCAATGTCTCCAGTTCGTTTGATAAGTCAATTCGGATTACTCCAGGCTCACCCGCAACTCCAGTGGCACACCATACATAGTGGTCACGTGCTGCGAAATCAAAGCAAGGCTGAGATGTTTCTACAATAAGTGGACCGTAGTTAAGCGAACCATCTTGGTCAGATACTGCTGCTACTCGTATTCCCTTGTTAGTACCGATAAGCATATATCCAAGGTAGTAATAAATCTTATGGACAATCTCGCCCACTGGGAGTTCGGCTGCAACAACTGCTGAGGTAAGAGTAGGCATTACTCCAGCGGTTGAGAGTGTGAACTTCTGGATAGTTGATTGAATTCCATTGTAGCCAGCAATGTAGATAGCGGGACCGGAAGCAGCCACTGAGGTATAGACGTGGGTACTTGTCGGGTGCGTATATACCGCTGTTGGCATTGCAGATGCTGATGTTGAGAACTCAAAGACTTTGTTATCAGCACACAATACGATGCGGTCTTTAACATATTCCATCGTTGCATTAGCAACCACACCAATTTCGTCAAACATTTTTGTATCAGCATCAGCAGATGAGGCAGTCAACACCTTCTTGTAGACAGTCTTCTTGGTTGCTGTATTGGTAATCCAATAGGCAAAGGTTCCATCGTCACAGATAGCATAGACAGGGGAATCAGTACCTGAGTTATAGTCAACGAAGTGGGTTACTGTTCCATCTGCTGCAATTTTATCAACATCATACTCATCTAGTAGCAATACACCTTTATTAGTGCTCCACTTGATTGAGCGTAGGTGCTGCTGTGTCACACCATTGGATGCAATAGGACCGGTTATAACGTGAGTCGAGGTGCAAGACTTAAGTAGTGTTACCTGTCCCTTAGTCCAAACATCTACACCTTTGCTATCCGCAAAACGGTATTGTCCGTTTTCATCTGTAGTTGCAGGGTCATAGAACTTAATACCTGAACCAGAGTGGAATGATGCCTGACTTCTAATCCACCAACCAGTTAGAGACTGCTCACCTGGCTCTGCTCCATTGTCGAACTGGTCCTTACGAAAGGGTGCAGTCTGACGGATATAAGGGCGTGAGTCATTGATTGCGTAGAAGAATGGAAGTCCACCAATGGCTACGTCATAAGACATATCGGTGTTCTGCCATATTGCTGTAGATGAAACTACACCAATGTCAACTGCAACAGCGCGGGTACTTCGACCTTCGGTTATATCTCTGCCTGCCAAGGCGAACCTCCACTACTAGAATTAAATTAAAGAACGATTACTGCTGCTTCTTCTTCTGTCAACTTCTGACCAGCAATTAACTTTGCCTTAGCAGATGCCTTAAGTGCAGCAAGTGCTGTCGCTGCTGCTTCCTCTTCTTCACGACGAGTTGCTGCAGCAATGCCATCAATCTCGCGCTGGTTAATCTCATCAGGAGTAAGGTCAATGTATTCCTGCTTGCCTGTAGCAAGGTCTACTACTAACTTCTTTGGCTTATCGGTCATAGTTAACTGCTTCCCAATCTGTAAGTTCTTCATTCCATTGATACATCAATCCATCAGTAGGATACTTAACTGGTGCTACCCATTGGGCTGCACGTGTAAGAATCCAAGATGGGTAAGGTTGTGGTGCTACGAACCAGTCTTCAACTGGGTCATAGGAATAACCAATACCTGCATAGTTCATTCTAATTTTATTGTTGTAACTTGTTTGAATCCATCGTCCACCTAGACCAAGTTCATCACGAAGATATTCTTCTCCACGATATTCTTGGTCATCAGGAACTACAAGGACTCTCGTTACAATGTTGTTCTCATCTACTTCTGCAAAGTGTGCCATTGTTTTTCCTTTACGCTATTGGATATCTAATAATTATTACGCCTGAACCACCGTTACCACAGGCAACACCATCAGCGTTTCCACCACCACCGCCACCTGTGTTAGATGTACCGTTGTTTGATGAACCAGTGTTCTTGCCTGCTCCACCACCACCATAACCACCAGCACCGCCACCGTAAGTGTTTCCACCCCCGCCGCCTCCGCCAGATAGATAATAAGTGTTGGATACATTTTCACCAACATTTGTAGCAGTTCCCCAAGATGAATAAGTGGACACACCAACTCCACCGATTCCACCAGTTTTGCTTCCGCTATTTACATCTCCACCTTGTGCACCAGCGCCTCCGCCTCCACCGCCTGATGTATATGTAGTTGAATCGGAAAGTGCAAGACCGCCACTATTACCTTGACCGCTTGTTCCTGTTGCACGTGTGTCAGAACTTGGGCGACCATAACCTGAGCCACCACCGGAACCACCGTTTAATCCGTTATTAACTGTTGAATAATCGGAACCTGCACCTCCTCCACCGACTGCTGCAGTAAGACCAGTAAAACTTGAGTTAACACCTGATGTTCCTTTTGCAGCGTTGGAACCTTCACTGTCTGTAGAACCAGCACCACCTGCACCGATTGTGCAAGTATAACTGGTTGCTGTTAGCGACTGAGATGCGTAATAAGCAAGACCACCTGCTCCACCTCCACCACGTGCACCACCACCACCACCTGCAACAACAAGCACGTCTGCATTCAAAGTTACTTGAGGTATGAATGAATCGGTGGTACGGAATGCGTGATACCAGTAAGTTCCATCAGTGTAGATAGAACCACCGCTAGCCTTTGGAGCAATCACAGGCGTTGTGCCTACTGCTGCAATGCCATATAGCGAGAAGGTGCTGTTGGCAGCGATGTCACCTGAACCCATTAAAATTGTAATAGATGTAATTGCTGCTTGTGTTCCAGGGTTCCAAAGACCAGCACCCAAAGCACTTAAAGCAGTTGTTCCATTATTCTCTGTTACAGTATCATAAGAAACAGATTTTGCATTTGTTGTTGATGTATAGTTTGGAATGTAAATTTCAGAATTGCTAAATGTATTTGATGTATAACTTGAACGGTTAACTAGAACGTCAATATAAGCGCCTGTAGTTGACCCAGCAGAAGAACCATCTGCATATAGCCAACGTTCAGAAGCGTTTGTTGAAGAACCATTAAATCTAACTCTTGTGTCAGCAACATCTGATGCGCCTCTTGCTGACATAACAACTTTCAAATCGGTATAGCCCGATTGTGGGATATTGGAGAATGTGACGCTTGCTGCCGAGGCATTGAGTTCAATGCGTTCTAAGAGTACGTAGTTTGCTGGCATTATCTATTCTCCTTATTTCGCATAACGAACAATGACGATACCTGAACCACCTGTGCCACCCGTACGGGAAGCGCCAGAAGAACCACCGGAACCACCACCACCACCACCGGTGTTGGCAACGCCACTATCTCCGTTGATTAAATTGTCTCCACCGTTAGCGCCACCACCAGTGCCACCAACTCCACCAACTCCACCATAGGCTCCACCGCCGCCGCCACCAGCGTAGTAACCACCAATGCCAGTACCAGTTACGGTTGCCCAAGTTGCAGCAGAATTGCTACCAGTTCCACCGACACCTTTAACAACTGGTGTTACTGAGTTGTCACCATTGCCTCCTACTGCGCCTGCGCCACCGCCACCGCCAGGTTGTGCTTTCGACGAACCACCTGCAAAACCTTGACCTGAAATACCAGTACCACCAGCAGCAGTTCCGCTATATTCAGAACCACCTCCACCTGAACCGCCGTTACCGCCAATAGGTGTTGCATCTTGAGAGCCACCATAACCACCGCCGGTAGATGTGATAGAACTAAATACTGAGTCAGAACCTTGTGAGCCTCTGTTACCAGTGCCACCTGCACCACCTGCGCCAACAGTTACTGTGTAACCTGTTGCACTAAGAGATAACGCAGAACCGCCAATGCTTGTGCGGTAACCACCGGCACCTCCGCCTCCGCCTCCTAGGTATCCACCACCGAGAGCGCCACCGGCGCCACCACCACCTGCGACTACAAGGTAGTCACAAGATAATGATTGTGTTGGGGTGAATGTTCCTGATGAAGTAAATAGGTGATAGATGTAAGTGTCATCTGCATAGAGAACTCCGCCAGTTGCCTTGGCTCCGACTGAAGCAGCAGCGATGCCATACAATGAGAATGTGGTTCCGACTGCAAAAGTATTAGTTGATGCTGCTAAAATTTTGATTGTGTTAATTGCAGCAGTAGAACGCCAAAGACCGGCAGTGGTCATTACATAATCAGATGCAGAACTATGACGGCATAAAACAGTTTTGTTTGTTGTAGTGTTTGAATAGTTTTGAAAATGAGCCATAGAGACAACGGTTGAGGCAGTGTCACCTGTTACGTTTCCATAAATAGCAGTTGCGTTTGAATAGCGATATGAGTTAGCAGCAGAACCAGTACCAAGCAAAACAGTACTTGAGTAATTTGTTCCTGTATCTATTGAACCGTTGCCCATTTGATAATAAATACCAGGTGTACCGCTACCTGTAACAATAGATGAAACAACAACAAGGTCTGTATAGGCGCTAGATATGGAACTGAAAGTAACGGAGGCAATAGGGCTTCCTGTTACAGTAATTTTATCAAGTGCAACGTATGTATTGGTAGCCATATTATTTCACCCCGTATAATGCGAATTGGCTGTACTGTGTTAGATTTCCAGCGGCTGCTATGATATTGATTTCAGTTATAGCATTAGTGTTTGCATAAAAACCACCTGAAGAATATCGAACTACGCCAGAACCGTTTGCATCGTAACCACTTAAAGAACGAATGGTTTTATATTTGTTTGTATTTGTGTAATCTAATATATCCACGATAGTTGCTGAAAATGTAGAAGAACTTGAAGGCGGCAAAATGGATTGAGAGTAGTCGTCTGCTGCGCCGTAAGCCGAAGCGGATGAACCATTACCATCTAATAAATGCAGAGAGTAATCGCCTATAGTTGTATTTCCGTTAAGCCTAATGAAACCCGCAACTGCAGAGCCGTTAGAAGTTTGTGCAAAATAGCGCAACTGCAAATGCTTATACCCTGTAGGGATACCTGCAAAGGTTACTGACGCCACTCCACCTGATGGCACAGTGACAGTAGCCAGCGCATCGTAAGCACCGGCAGGTGCCCAAAGGTGTCCTGATATCTGTGAAGCATATATGCCTACGTTATTTTGCATTAGGCAATATCTCCAATGACGTGCCAAGTATCTGTTGCGACTTTCTTCAATGTCATAGCAGAGTATTGAACTCTTGCCTTAGGTGATGCTGCAGTTCCACCTGTTGAGTAGACTGTAACTCCACCAGTTCCAGATACAGTTACCTGACCTGCTCCGATTTGGATTAGGTCAATGCTTGTACCTGTCGGGAATGCAACTGAACTGTTCAATGGAATTGTGTATGTTTGAGCAGAAGCATTAGATGCTGTTACATACTTACCTTGGTCAGCAAGAACGAATGTATATGTTGTTCCTGTCTGAGCATTGATTGTCTGTGCAATCTTAGGGTCAGAGATAGCAGGTGATGTACCGAATACTAGAACGCCAGTACCTGTCTCATCAGAGATAATTCCTGCTAATTCTGAAGATGTAGTAGCAGCGTGTACGCTCAACTTATCTGTAGTAACTACAAGAGTCTTAGTTGATGGGATAGTTGTACCGTTGATAGATGTAGCAGTAGCCACACCTAGAACTGGAGTTGTAAGAGTTGGTGTGTTCTGGACTACGAATGTAGAACCAGTACCTGTCTGTGAAGCAATAGATGTTGCGCTACCAACAGATGTAATTGGACCAGTTAGGTTGCTAGGTGCAACTGTGACTGTATCAATGTAACCCTTAGTAGCAGCGTCAGTTGATGTTGTAGGTGTACCTAGACCTGTAATCTTATTGTTACCCATAGCAAGAGCACCGCTCATTGTTGAGCCAGTCTTAAGGACTACTGTATCTGAGAAGTTTGCTGTGTCAGCCAAGGCTGCTGCAATCTCATCAAGTGTGTCAAGAGTAGATGGTGCTCCACCGATAAGGTTAGAGATAGATGTATCTACATAAGCCTTAGTCGAAGCATCTGTGTTAGATGAAGGTGTACCTAGTCCTGTAATCTTAAAGCCACCCATAGCAAAGTCTGCAGCAGGTGTAGCAATCTTAGAAAATGCAATCGCAGCAGATGCGTTAATGTCACCATTTACAATGGTTCCATCTGCAATCATTGTGCTTGTGACTGTGCCAGTATCTGCCTGTGTTACAGCAGTTCCTGCAATCTTAGTAGAAGCAATTGCTGCAGCAGTATTGATGTCAGCATTAACGATAGTATCGTTAGCAATATCTGATGATGTAATTGTTCCAGTCAAAGCCAACTTGCTGTAGGCGATAGCAGCAGAAGCATTGATATCTGCGTTGACGATTGTGCCATCAGTAATCATTGCTGAGGTAATGCCAGAGACTGTATTATTTGCTGCGTTGATTGTCTTATTGGTTAGAGTCTGTGTATCTGTAGTACCTACTAGAGCCCCTGTAACGCCGTGTACTGCTGTACTAGCCTCAACGTGGGTGTTGGACTCACGGTAGTCACGACCAATTGCCATATGGCGAACAACTGCACCGGCTGAGTGAGCCTGACCAGATGAGCCATCTACACCGCGAGTGATAGTAAGAGTGTTTGTGGATACCGCAGTGACATCTACAATTTCTTCGATTGCTGTATCTGGGTCGATGACAACCGTAAAGGTTTCACCGGCAGCAATGGTTACACCACCGAGTAGTGCTGAACCTGATACGACGGTAGCGGATGTACCAGATGAAGTAAGGGCGCCAGTCAGAGTTGTCTGCTGTGAGCGAGATGAGTATTTTCTAGTTGTCATTGCTGGTCCTTATCGGCGGGAGTAGTGAACGCGGGGAGGATAGTTCTGTTGCTGCGCCTTAGTTTCTTCATTAAGACGTTGTGTATATAAAGCGTAGAGTTGCTTAGTTGCAGTCTGTGATGCACCGTATGGGCGCTTGGAGTCTGTCTCGTCAGCCTGTGGGCTAACCTGTGCAGCACGTGCTGGGTCAAGGAATGAGAGTAGGCGATAGGCTGCGCCTAGAATTACTACATCTCTTGTTGACTCTGGCAAGCCTGTCACTGTTGTGTAAACCTGTGAGTTACTTGTAAACGGTTCTGGGTCTGTTGCATAGATAACCTTGACTGTGCGACCAGAGATAGGTGCTTCACCTAGAGTGATTGTCTGTACTTGGTCAGTGCCAGTTGTGTATCCAAATGCCTCAGGGTTTGCCACTGTATCTAAATCCCAACGACGAAGTGGAACCCACTCTTTGCTAGGTCCAATATCCTGCCAACTTACATTTAAGATGTTCTTGATGTTCTTGTTAGCAAATGCGTAAGTAGATACTGCAGCATTGAAAGTAAAGGTTGTTGACTTTACTGAAAAGATGTTTGCTCCAAGGGAGCGGATAGTGTCATTGATGGCACGCTTAACGCTGAAGCGTGGGAAGGTAGGAGAGATAGTTACCTTAGCATCTGCTGCGTGTGTTGCTGCAGTGGTGCCAAGGTAGCCACGCCCGTAAGGAGATACTGTTGCGGTATTCGCTACACGGTCAAATGTATCTACCCACATTAACTCTTCGTCAATCTCAAGGATACCCTTACCCACTGAGTCAGTTGACCCAAGGCTAAGGATAAGTGGAGATGCGCTTGTCGAAGTGGTAGTAGATACTGCTGTTGTGAGATAAGTGCTGCGGTCCTGCTGGAATGTATATCCCGCAAGATTGACGAGCACTTCATCAATCATATTAGTTAATGTAGTTGTCATTAGGCGTTGATGCTCCTTAACGCTGCAGGGGCTGCAAGCCCAGTTGTTCCCGCAAGTTCATTACAGACACCATCAATGTCTTTGAACTTATCTCTTGTGCGAGATGATGAGACTTTGATATTCAAAGCGCCAACAGTTGCAAGTCCGGTAGTACCAGCCCAGCGATTAGCAGCGCCCTGTTCATCAAGATATTGAGCGACGTTAGTAATGCCCGCCAGCCTATTAAGTTCTGCTGTAAGGCTGCTTCCTGCTCTGCCGTATGCCATTGTTAACCTTCCTTAGCGTTTTGGTACGATTAAATTCGATTTCTTTTGTGCTTGATTGCCACCAAAGAATGCTTTGTAGTAGTGCTCATCAAATGAGAACCGCTTCATATGTGGAGCAGTTGCTCCTGTGTGACAGTAGACTGGAATGTCTGCCTGGTCACATAGAGCGAAGAAGTAAATGTCTTCTCCAATAAACTTTGTCCCGCGTCCCATCTCCATAAACATAGGAGAGTCAGGAACAGTTGCCCTAATCTTTTCAACTACGCTACGGTGCATCAGGATGAATCCCATACCTGCTGCGCCTACCTGAATCAGTTTATTCTCAGGCATTGGGTGCACTCTGGATAAACCAAAGCCACCGTCTTTGTTATCTGTAAAGTTAAATACAGTTGGCATTGGAATCATCAAAGGTTCTTCAGGAGTATCAGTTGTAAAGTAGACTCCGGTAATGATAGGGCGCTTCTCGGCGTCTCTATTATCCCAAAGTAACTTGAACTTATCTGGACTGATAACAACATCTGAGTCAACCCAGAGTAGCCATTCTGTATCTGTCTGGTCATACCAGTAGGTAATAACTGTTTCGCGCTGGCGTGCAATCTGATTGCCTTGACTGCGAAGTGTAGACTTAAATTCTAATCCAGACTTAAGTAGTACGTCGCAGACGCCTTGCATAAACTTACCGTCTACCATTCCGTTATCGCACCAAGCGATTGAAATACTTTCTTGCATTGTCCCCTACTTTCTTACTTCTTCTTTGCTCTTGCGTTGTCCACAAGATTTGGATACGGTCTTCCAGCCTTTTTAGCCATTGCTTTAGCCTTAGCCTTTTGAGCAGGTGTAAGTGGTGTTGACTTCTTCTTAGGGTTCTTCTTATCCCAGAATGCTTTCTTCATTACCACTTCACCTTATCTGCCCAGTATGCTGCGCTTAGTTTACCCTTAGCAATGTTCTTTGCGTGGCGTGCTTTGAATGAAGCCTGACGTGCTGTCGGCTTCTTATCGCCAGTGACACCCTGTTGACCAAAGCGAATAGTCTTAACCTGGTCTCCTGATTTAGCCACAACAACGTGCGACTTAGTTGGGTGATTCGGTGTGCGCTTAGGCTTGTTAAAGCCAGACACTCCTGCTCGCTTTAGTCTAGGGTCTGTCATAATTTTCCTTAGTTCGTGTTGTAGTTGTTCCACATACCAGTGCGTCTTGCTTCCATTTCACGCTTCTTCATCAGTTCTGCAAGTGCCTTCTCTTGGCGCTTTGCTTCTGCCTTTGATTGCATAGGAGCAATACGAGTCTTTGGTCCAGCCATTGGTGTTGCCATTGGCTTTGGTTTTGCGTTCATCATTACTTCTTCTTGCCCATTTTCTTCATTGCCATCTTCTTAGCAGCAGCCTTCTTCATTGGCTTGCCTGTCTTTGTGGCTTCCATCTTTGCTGCTTTTTCACCTTTTGCGGTGTAAGGGAATTTCTTTTTTCCGACCATTGGCATTATATTGCTCCTATTTCCTTGAGTACCTCGGTTGATTTTTTATTTATATCTTTTGTCTTTGGCATTGTCTCGGAGTTGTACGCCTTGCCCAATGTCGCTGACGCTTCATATGCTGCTTCTACGTGAGCACGTGTAGTGCCCGCTGGCTGCATACCCTGTGCTCTCGCATCTCGGTAAGCCTGCAATTCAGAGGTCCATTTCTTGTCAGAGATGTCTCTTGTTGCATCACCAGTTCCTAGTTCGAGTGTTCCTATCTTGCAACCAAAGCAACCCTCAACATACTCAGGATGCTTTTGTATCTGATGTAAATTCATTGTGTCCCCTACTGTGCTGTAAAGTTTGCCTCTGTTACTCCGATGCCACCGGCAATAAGTTCTGCCTTAGTTGCATCATCTACCGTGTAGTCATAACCACCTCGGTAAACTACGTCATAGTCAAGCAGGTCATCATCGACTGCATAGCGCAGCGTCGAATATGTAGCACCTAGTTTAACTACGGTAATGCCACGCTTTAATCTATAGAAGTAGAACAAGCGGTGCTTACCAGCAGGACCTTCTTCGACAGAAGGACCTCTAAATGTATAATTTGCCATTGTTCTCCTTAATGAACTTACTGATGGGGCAGTAGAGATTTCGGTAACTACTGCCCCACCCGTCAATCAACTAAGCGATTGATGAACCTGATTCGATTCGGTATAGTGCTTCTTCACGGTAGCGAGCAAATCCGAGTACGCCGTACCAACCCATTGGGCGGTGACGCATCAACTTGTCCACGACTGGTCCGATGACTACGTGTGGCTCTTCTGCCACTGCCTCAGCAAGTGCTTGCTGTCCGGCGATGATTGTGCGGTAAACACGTGCAGATGATGAACCGTCTGTAGCATTGTATAGACGTGCTGACTCAACGAAGTATGCACCTTCGTATGTGCCGATTTCTCCCGCCCAGATGCGGTCCTGTGATGAACCGTACTGATTTGGAAGAAGCCATCCTGCTGAACCTGTCTCTGCACGAAGGTCGTGTGAAACTTCTGGGTGAATACCAGTCCAGTAGAGTGAACCCTTGCGACCTGTTGTCTTGTTAGCACGCAACTTAGCAACAGCGCGGCGAAGGTTTGCTGATGAAAGTGTTGCTGCTGCTGTGACTGTTGCTGTAGATGTAGCAGTTGAACCTGAGTAGATTACATTGCTTCCACCGCGAAGTGTTGTCATTGCAACCTGGTCGATTGAATCTGCAAGGTTGAACGCAATGATGTTTGCAATTGCTGGGTCTACATCAGCGAGGCTGAAGAGTTCCAAAGCACGTGTTACAAGGACAGAGTTACCGTACTCGTTAAGAGTAATGGTGACTGATGTCGGTGTAGACATTGCTACTGCATCTGGGTCAGTGTCTTCTGTTAGTGCAGTTGTTGCTGCTGAAAGGTCAACGTAGCGCTGTAGAACTACTGTTGAACCTGGGATTGATTGCTGTGCTGGGCGCTTGTCTGCGACTGAGCGAATGAGTGGCTCTGAACGGAGTGCGAACTCCAAGAGACGGTCATAAGCCTTCTGTACAAGACCAGCAGCACCAGCGGTACCTCCGAGTGAGGAGGAACCTGTGGATACGTATGCGTTTGCCATTTAGGTTTATTCCTTTAGTGTTAGAAACTATGATTGGATTTATTGCGAACGGAGAACATTCAAGAAATCATCCAGGTTATCTGCCTGGTCCATTCTCAAACTTAAGTTCTCTGCTCTGTCGGGTGTTATTGCACCCTGAGTCATAACATCCTGCTGACGTAATGCAGCACGGTCTGTCTCACTCGCTTGCGGTGCTTCCTGAGTTTGAGTAAGCCCGAACAAATCTCCGTTATCTTCTAGCCAGTTATTCACTGACTCTTCAGATACATCGTCGATGTCCTTGAGGATTAGTCGTACCGCTTTAGGATTCACACCCTTCTTTTCTAGGACTTCCTTGACGGTTCGCTCACGCTGCGACTTGGTTAGTCCCTCAAGTTGCTCAGTGAGTTCCTTGATACGCTTCTCGTCATTACGCTTGGCTTTCC